ATGATAGAGTACATGGTCACGTTATTCCAAATGGAACTATAACAGGTCGCATGTCTCACTACAGTCCAAACATGGCACAAATACCTGCTGTTTACAGTCCTTATGGTAAAGAGTGTCGTTCTTGTTGGATTGTACCTGAAGGTTATAAATTAGTTGGTATTGATGCTAGTGGTCTTGAACTAAGAGTACTAGCTCATTACATGGGTGATACAGATTACATACATGAAGTAGTTAATGGTGATATTCATTCAACTAATCAGGACTTAGCAGGATTAGATAGTAGAGATAAAGCTAAGACTTTTATTTATGCTTTAGTATATGGAGCAGGTGATGCTAAGATAGGAAGTATTATAGGTGAGAGTAAAGAAGGTGGTTCTAAACTGAAGAAAACTTTTCTTACTAACTTACCTGCACTTAAAAATCTTACAACTAAAGTACAACAAGCTGCAAGACGAGGATATTTAAAAGGATTAGATGGTAGAAAAATATATGTTAGAAGCGAACACGCTGCATTAAATACTTTATTACAAGGAGGAGGTGCTATTGTAATGAAGAAAGCTATGCAACTTTTAGATAATTTAATTAAATTAAATACTTTAGATGCTAAGTTTGTAGCTAACATCCATGATGAATGGCAGATACAAGTTAAAGAATCTCAAGCAGAAGCAGTAGGTACTCTAGGAGTAGAGTCTATAGTTAAAGCAGGAGAACATTTTAGTATGAGATGTCCTTTAAATGGAGAATATAAAATAGGAGAAAGCTGGTATGAAACCCACTAAAAAAGATAGAAAAAAGTTCGACCTTGACTTACAATATGGTACAATTAGAGAAGAAAAAATAGCAGAAATGCTAACTAATAAAAAGATAGAAGTAAAATCAGAAAGAGATTTATGGCAAAAAACAGGTAATGTTTGTATTGAATATGAGTCTTGGGGAAAACCTTCTGGTATTAACGCAACTGAATCTGATTATTGGTTTCACAATTTATGTATTGGTGACAATGAATATTGTACTTTAGTATTTCATACTGATGTATTAAAAAAAATTGTTGACAAGTTAGATACATTTAAAACAGTAGCAGGTGGAGATAACAATGCAAGTAGAATGTACTTAGTAAATCTACAAAAGTTATTTTCAACTGATGTAATAAAAGCATTTAAGGAATTAAGTAATGACGAAAAAGACTAACAAAAAGGTTGACAATTTAGTTACAGATAATTATAATAAGTTTACCTCTGAATCAGGTCATTGGTATGACCAAGACGGACAACCTAAATATACTATTATAGGTGCTAATGGTAAAGAAAGAAATACTACTCTTAGAGATGCTAAGAAAGAAGGATTTGTACCATCAGTAACTACTATAATAGGTATGATAGCTAAACCATCTTTAGAAAATTGGAAGATTGACCAAGCTTTAAAATCAGCACTTACGTTAGAAAGATATGAAGATGAATCTTTACAATCATTTACTTATAGATGTAAAGAAGATTCTAAAAAGATTGGTAAGAAAGCTGCCGAAGAAGGTACTAAAATACATGCTCAAATAGAAAAAGGTTTTTTAGGTAAAGTTAAAACTAAACCTTACAAAGTTATAAATAAATGGCTTACTGAAACTTTTCCTAATGAAGAATGGATAGCAGAAGATTCTTTCTGTGCTGATTTAGGCTATGGTGGTAAAATAGATTTATACTCTAAGTCAGGTATTTTTATAGACTTTAAAACTAAAGATAACTTAGAAGGCAAAGACCCTGCTAAATTAGTTTATGATGAACATGGTATGCAACTATCAGCTTATGCACAAGGTTGTGGCTATGAAGATGTAGATAGAGTATCTATATTTGTAGACCGAAAGAATACTAATCTTATTGCTTGTCATATTTGGGATAAAGAATCACATTACAAACATGTAAAAATGTTTAATAATATTTTAGAGTATTGGAAGTTAGTTAAAAATTATGACTCATCTGTAATATAATATGCCTAGAAGAAAGCCTAGAAAACCTAGACCTAAAAAAGAAACAGGCATACCTAGAGGTTATGATAGTCATTGGGAATATGAATTACATCAAAGATTATTTGCTGATTGGAGGCATCATTGGGAAACAATAGATTATGTTATTGCACATAAATACGAACCAGATTTTGTTCGTAAGTTTGATGATGGCAGTGTTGTTTTAATTGAAGCCAAAGGTAGGTTCTGGGATTTTCCAGAGTATAGTAAATATGTACATATTAAAAAAGCTTTACCCAAACATATTGAGCTAGTGTTTTTCTTTCAAAAACCTTATGCTCCTATGCCCGGAGCTAAAGTAAGAAAAGATAAAACAAAAAGAACACATGCTGAATGGGCAGAAACAAATGGTTTTCGTTGGTTCAGTGAAGTTAATTTACCTGAAGAAGAGTGGTTAAATAATGAAATATAAAACAATAGGAGACCTTGTTAATAATCCAGCACATTACAATCAAGGTGGTATAGAATGCATAGATTCAATAGAAGCTATGTTAACTAAAGAAGAATTTGTTGGTTACTTACGAGGTAACTCTCACAAATATCGTTGGCGATTTACTTATAAAAATGGTATTGAAGATTTAAAAAAAGCTGAATGGTATGAAAAAAAATTATTAAAAGTATTAGAAGGAGAAGAAAATGGTTGAGGATAAAGTAGGTACTAAACCATATCTCGGCATACAAATTGATTACGACAAAGAAAAAAAACTAGATAAATTTAGTTTAGATACATTAAAAGATAGATATTTCTGGGAGGAAGAAACACATGCTCAAGAAGCTTTTGCTAGGGCTGCAGTATTTGCAGCAACTTATAAACAACATACTGACTTCGAACTTGCTCAGAGGCTTTATGATTACAGTTCCGACTGTTGGTTCATGTTTAGCACTCCTATACTTAGTAACGGGGGAACTACTCGTGGGCTACCTATTAGCTGTTTCCTCAATTATGTTCCTGACAGCAGGGATGGTTTATCTGCTCACTATGATGAGAACATATGGTTGGCAAGTTCAGGTGGAGGCATTGGTGGATTTTGGGGAGATATTAGGAGTAATGGTATTTCTACTTCTTCAGGCAGTCGTTCTACTGGTACTATTCCATTCATCCATGTTGTAGACTCACAGATGTTAGCCTTTAATCAAGGTGTAACAAGACGAGGAAGCTATGCAGCTTATATGGATATTTCACATCCAGAGATTGAAGAGTTTATCAACATGAGAAAAGAATCTGGTGGAGATATAAATAGAAAAAATTTAAATTTACACAATGGTATAAACCTTACCAATGATTTTTTAAAAGCAGTAGAAAACGATGCTGACTTTAGATTAATAGACCCTAAAACTAACGAAGCTTGTAAAACAATTAATGCTCGTTCTTTGTGGTGGCAAATATTAAATGCTCGTGCTGAGACAGGTGAGCCTTACATGATTAATATAGATACTTGTAATGAAACATTACCACAAGGACAAAAAGATTTAGGATTAAATATTAAACAAAGTAATCTTTGCTCTGAAATAACATTAGTAACTAATGAAGAACGAACAGCTGTATGTTGTTTGTCTAGTGTTAATTTAGAACACTATGATAAATGGGTTAAAGATGATTTATTTATTAAAGATTTAATAACAATGTTGGATAATGTTCTGCAACATTTTATTGATAATGCTATAGATACAGAACAACTAGGAGAATACAATGCAAATTTTAAAAGATTTAAAGGCTATGTTAAAGAAGGTAAAGAAGGTTTTACAAAAGCAGCTTACTCAGCTTATAGAGAAAGGTCACTTGGTTTGGGAGCAATGGGCTTTCATGCTTATCTTCAAGAAAATAATATTCCATTTGAAGGAATACAAGCTACCGGTTTTAATTATCAAGCATTTAAACACATTAAAAAAAGAGCCACTAAAGCTAGTCAAGAACTTGCTGATGTTCGGGGAGAAGCTCCTGATATCTCTGGGTCTGGTAATCGTAATGCTCATCTCCTTGCCATTGCTCCTAATGCTAGTAGTAGTATTATATGTGGTGGAACAAGTCCGTCAATAGAACCTTATCGAGCAAATGTTTATACTCATAAAACTTTATCAGGTTCTTATCAAGTTAAAAATAAATACTTAGAAAAACTTTTAAAATCTAAAGGATTAAAAGGTGAAGAGCTTAATAAAACTTGGAAAGAAATTGCCAACAATGAAGGTTCAGTACAAAAATTAAAAATTTTAAATGACACAGAAAAAGAATTATTTAAAACTGCTAACGAAATAAATCAGATTTGGTTAGTCGAACATGCTTACAAAAGACAAGAGTTTATTTGTCAAGCACAATCATTAAATTTATTCTTTACATTACCAAGTGCTACTGAAGAACAACAGGTACATGATACATACATGCAGTATGTTAGTGATGTACACTGGTATGGTATGCACAAACTTAAATCGTTGTATTACTTTAGAACTAATGCAGCTAGAAATGTAGAGAATGTTAACACTAAAATTCCACGAATTAATTTAGAAGATGTGGAATGTATTTCATGCGAGGGATAATATGAAAGAAATAATTTTTCCAATACTACTTGGAATCACAGGACTATTAGCTATAATTTTATTTGCTTATAATTCTTTATCTAATAAAGGATACGAAGATGTGCATTCCTGTTTCGGTGAATGTTATGAAGCATACACTTTAGAACATGGTACATTTTTAGAGCAACTAGAATTAAAAAAATTAGCTAGACTAGAAGCTGACCCAGCTGAAATGGGCAGTAAAGTTTATGTAAATTGTGCTATGTGCCATGGTCAAGCTGGAGAAGGAGGTATTGGACCAAAGCTTGTTGGCAGTACTTCTATTGTAGATATGTTGATGCAGTATAAAAATGGAGAGACCAGAGGTGAGCAGTCTGCCTTAATGTGGGGTCAGGCTGCTAATCTTTCTACTCAAGACATGGAAAACTTACAAGCATATATAAATACTTTTAAATAATAGGAAAACAATTATGACTAAATACAATGGAGCTTTATTGTTTAGAGCATTAGAAGCTAAGTACACTGCAGAAAAAGCAGAAGCACAAGCTAATCTTGAAATATACTTTCAGCACAAAGTAGGAGTAGCAGAACATCCTAATGTTGTTGAGTCTATGGACAAGTTGATGGAGCAATATGCTAACGCTGATGAAAAATTAAGAATACTAAAGGAGGAGTTCTAAATGAGTTTACTAAAAACTAGAGACCACTATAAACCTTTTGATTATCCGTGGATGTATGACTATTACAAACTACAAAATCAAATGCATTGGATGCCAGAGTCAGTACCTTTACACACAGATGTAAAAGATTGGCAAGATGTGACCGACAAAGAAAAATATTTACTAACACAAATATTTAGATTGTTTACTCAATCAGATGTAGATGTTGGTGCAGGATATATAGATAAATATATGCCTATTTTTAAAAAACCAGAAGCTAGAATGATGATGTCTTCATTTGCAAACATGGAATCAATTCATCAAGATGCTTATAGTTTACTATTAGATACTGTTGGTATGCCTGAGATTGAATACAAAGCGTTTGCTGAGTATGAAGAGATGTCTGATAAACACGATTATGTTGGTGATTTTAAACCTAAAAAATCTGATAAGAAAACTATAGCTAAAACTTTAGCAGTCTATTCGGCTTTTACCGAAGGGCTACAACTCTTCTCAAGCTTTGCAATCTTATTAAACTTTCCAAGGTTCGGTAAGATGAAAGGTATGGGTCAGATAGTTACTTACTCTATACGAGACGAGTCTATGCATGTTGAAGCTATGACTAAATTGTTTAGAGAGTTTATTCAAGAAAACTTA